CCGAACCGGGCACGGTGCCGCCTGCCATGCGCGGGAAACGCATCGCGGCCCATGGCGAGGGCGCGACAGTACCGCCCGTGGCGAAGCGGCGAATGCCTGCTCCGACCACGCCGCCGGTGGCATTGGTTTCAACTTTGGTGACGAAGATGGTGTGCGTGCTGGAGGTGTGGACGCCGTTCAAGCTCATCACGTCCGCACGGGCCGCATCGGTGTTGTGCTGGACAAGGTGATTCGACTGGGTTTGCAGATCGTTGAGCGAGGCAATTTGCCGCTGCACGTTGGTGACGGCGGCCTCGGCCTTCTCGGTCGATACTTTCAGGTCGAACTGCGAATGTTCGTTGGCGTAGGTTTTGAGGCGGTTCAGGGCTGCTTGTGCCTGTGTGAAATCCGCGTCGACCGGCAGCGTTTTGCCTTCCTTCAGCAGCGCCTCGTACTCGCGCAGTTTCAGTTCGGCCTGTTCCAAGTCGGCCTGAATTTGCAGCAGGTAGTCCTTTTCCTTGAGCGCCGCGTCGAGTTGATCCAAGGCCGCATCAAAGCGTTGTGTATCGGCATCGAGCGTGATCCGAAAACCTTCCCGCAGCTTCGCCGTGAGATCGTCGATCTGCGACTGCGTCTGTCTCAGGGCCCGGGCGATGCCGTCGCGTGCCGACAGCGCAGCATCTGCAGCATGGCGGTGGGCTCGTGCCTCGGCGTCAAGGGACTGGTTGAGGATGTCCTCCGAGCCTCGAATTCGTTCGATGGCATCCTGCACGCCACGCTTGCCCTCGGCGGCGCGCTGATCGGCCTCGCGCGTCTTGTTGGCCAGTTGTGCACGCAGGTTTCCGGCTTGCTGCAACAACTGCGCCTCGGTATCGAACTCGCGCCGCGAACTGGCTTGCCGGGCCTGCGACTCCAGTTCCGCGATTTGGGAATACGACTGCTCCGCCTGCTGTCGCGCCTGTTCGCCGCGCTTGGCCTCGCTGGATTGCGTGTTGGCGACCTGCACGGACAAATCCATCGCTTTCTGCGCGAACTGGCGGGCCTGCTCGAATTCGCCCTGCGCCAAGGCGGTGCGCGCCTGCTGCTGCCATTCGGCGATCTGGCGCTTGCGATCCTCGGTCGCCTCATATTCCGACATGCCCTGACGCCGGATGTCGCGGATGCGTTCCTCCGTTGTCATCGAGAGCTGGCGCTTGGCGTCCTCGATGCGCTGAAGCTCGGACAGGTGACGGTTGGCCTCGGCGTTGAGCGCGTCGATGTGCTGGCGGTATTCGCCCAAGGCTTGGGTGAGCGTCTGGCGCTTCGTCGCCAGAATGTCGTTTTCGACGCGCTGCACGTTGGCGAGGCGTTCGTCCTCGGACGCGCCCTGACGCGTGGCGGCATCGCGCCGAGCTTGGGATTCCTGTTCGATCAGGCCGAGCGTGGCCGTCACCGCCTGCTGGCGCAGCGTGGATTGCTGCGTGAGTGCATCGGTGAGCAGCTGCGTGGATTGGGCAATTTGCTCGCGCTCCGACTGTTTGGCGCGTTGCAGTTCGGCCTGTTCTGCCGCAAAGCGCGCCTTCACGGCGGTGATCTGGGTTTGCAGATCGGCTTCGACCAAGGTCGTGAAGCCTTTGTAGGCCTCGGCCATCTTCGACGTGGCCTCGTTCACCGTGCCCTGTGCCCGGCCGACCACCTGCTCGATTTCGCCAAGCCGCGATTTCAGTTTCTCGACCGCGCCATGCACGGCTTCGATGCCGCGCCCGACCGCTTCCTGCGTGCCTTGTCGCACGGCCTCCAAGCGACGCGCGATTTCTTCGGCGGCGCTGGCTGCGGTGTTCATCGCGGCGGTCGCGCCTTCCGTGCCCGCCTGCGCGTCGGCGTACATCTCGGCAAAGATCTGGTTCATCTCCGCCAACCGCTGGCGATGCCGTTCGCTGGCCGCCGCCATCGTGTCGGACGTGAAAATCGCAGCGAAGGATTCCCACTGGTATTGCAGTTCCTCGATGCCGCGCATCAAGACGTGAACCATCGCCACGCCCGCCACACGCACGATGGCAAACTTCTCGCGCAGCCACGTCCCGATTTCCCAGCCGACGATGGCCGCGCCCAGTACTGCGAAGGCCACTTTCAGCTTGCCGACGTTGGCGATGGCGTCAGAGATGGACAGGTTCGCCGCCGCCCACGCCGCGCTGGTGGTGGTGGCCGCCGTCACCGCAGCGGCTCCAGCGGTCTGCCACGCGATGATCAATGCCGGGATCATCCGGTAAATCAGGATGGCCAGCCCCACTTCCGACAGACGCGTGATCCACGCCATCACCGTGTCCAGGTTGTCGGCCACCCACGTGAGCGCCTCGGCCAGCTTCCTGGTGATGCCGGTGGATTCGTCCACCTGGCTGATCCACTGGCCAAAGGCGTTCGACAGGCGGGTGAAAGCAGCGCTGACGGTCTGCGGCAGTTGCGAATACTCCGCTGCCAGCACGTCCTTCTGGCTCATCAGCGCATCAATCACCACATCGGCTGTGAGTCGGCCTTCTTCAGCCAGCTTGCGCAAGCGGCCAATCGGCACGTTCAGGCCGTCTGCGAGGGCTTTGGCCAAGCGCGGCGAGTTTTCGACGACGGAATTGAACTCCTCGCCACGCAACACGCCCGCCGACAATGCCTGCCCGAATT